GCAGATTCTCTAGCTTGAGTTTTGGCTAATTCCTCTGCCTCTCGTTGGGCGGTCAGTTCAGCCTCTTTTTCTTGATCAGCCAAATACGCTTCGTATTCTGCGTCTGTCATTTCGCGCACAAGATAGTCGATTTGAATGTTTGGTTTAGCCATTAGATTCTCCTATATCCATAAACAGTTACAGTCCCGCCTGTGTATGTTCCAGTAGCAGGAGAAATAATGAAACCAGTTTCTGAAGCAGGATTCAGTATGTACCCTGTGTAGTTTCCAGCAGCAACATTTGTGCGAAAGCTCGAAGAAATGAAAGTAGCTTCGCTGGCCAGAAAAGGGTTGTAAACATCCACATACATTTCGCCTGTATTACCACCAGCACGATCGAAGCGCGAGATGTTGTTATCCCAAAGCGAAGATACAGCGCCAGTCGAAAATAGCGTCTGTATGCCACCGCCGTAATATGCTGAGCTTGAATTGTTGAATTGAAGTCGCGTATTTGGGAATGTTGCTGACTGACTGACACCAGTCATAAAGATTTTGTAGTGGTCATAAGTGGCGTCGAAGATGTTAGTTATTGTAATGTTTGGTACGGCAGTTCCGACAGGGTATGCGGCAATAAACTCTAGTCCTGGACTTACAGGAGTCGGTATGCGATTCACCCAAGCAGAGCCATCGTAGTATTCAAGAGTATCTGTGTCGTTTAGGTGCGCATACATTCCCTCTGTTGGTGTGGGAATGGCCGAACCTCTAGCAACTGTACCTGCAAAGGTCATAACAGTTTGGTTCATCAGGTACTCGTTTACATCGCCAGCAGTTAGAACCTCATCTACTGTAAATACTTTCTTTGGCATTTTTCCTTCTTCTCTTTACAGACTTGCAATTTCGTCTTGAGTAAGACCAAGTTTAGCTAGCTTAGCTAGGGCAGATTCCCGATTAGCAATTTTGGCTTCTTCTTGTGCCTCAGCAGCGGCGTTTTCTTCTCGAACAACTAAAAGGTTGGCATATTCCTCATCGGTCATTTCTCTGATGATGTCACCAATTTGAATGTTGGGTTTATTCATTATGCGTTCCTATATCCATAAACAAAGACAGTACCGCCAGTAATCGTTCCAGCCGAAGCTAAAACAGTAAATCCTGTATAGCTTGTCGTGTTATTAAGAAAACCAGTTGAAAGTCTTGTTGCGCCGTTTGTTGTATCCATAAATATACCTGACGCGATAATACCAGTTCGTTCCGCTTGGAATGGTGCAAGAATGTCTATTATTACCGCTGGGTTATTTGTGCCAACTGAGTATCTAGTAACTTCAAGACTCGCCGCATTGCTTTGACCTTGACCTGTAATAGTTCCAGCTATAACTTGCTGTATTCTGCTTCCGTAGTATCCTGTGACGGCGTTTCCAATTTGTATGTTTATGTTGTTGATTGCCGAAGCAGTCGCTCCACCGCTGATAATCACTCGGTAATTATCGTAATCGGCACTAAAAACATCCGCTACAACTACCGAAGCAACTGCTGACCCGATTGTTTCAGTTTTTATTAGATTCATACCGAATCCGTTTATCCAGGCTGAGCCGTTCCAAAACTGTAAAGAATCAGTGTCCTCAAGGTGTGTGTACATACCCTCGACAGGTGTTGGTATTGCTGAGCCTCTTGTAGCTGTACCAGAGAAGCTCATAACAGTCTGATTCATCAAAAAATTGTTTACATCTGAAGCAGCCAATATTTCACCGGCGGTAAATACTTTTCTTGACATGTTTTCCTTAGTTGTTTTTAGTAGTTTATCACTAGAAGCTCAGGCGGTCTTGGTCAAGCTCACCAAACACAGCGTCATCAAGGACAAACAGTGTAAAGTCCAACTTTTCAAGCGATAGGCTTACACGCTTTTCGTTGTTTTGCCAATTATGGCTGATACCAATAACTCGTACATACTGATCAATGGCTGGTGGAATCCCTGATGGAGTAAACCGAACTTGTACGATATCGCCAATTTCTAGGTCTAGTACCGCATTTTGCTGTGTTTCTGTTAGCACATCAAGAATAATTGAAAGGCTGTCAAAACGATACTGAGGCTCTTTGAACCTAGCCAACAATAAATCAGCTAGATACTGAAGGTCTATTGCCGAATTAGGTAGCAATCCTGTTTCTGTATAAGACCTAGCTCCGTAATCTAACTGCGATTCTGCATCCTCAGCAATAACTTCGTCTGGAATTACTTGATCATTAGAAATAACCACGCGGTTATACAACTGTTCTGAGCCATAAACAACACCTAACTCAGCAAAAGGCACAGTTGTAAAGCCCTCTATTGGGCCTTCATCTGTAAAAATAAAGTCAATAACTCCTGGCGCTCTGTTTCTTTCTTGAAAAACAAACTTATTGTCTTTTGATACAAACACCTCACCAGCTTCGCTAGTGGCAATAAGTTGCAGATAGCTAATTGCCTGAGTACCCTCGATTATGTCTGTGTCTGAAAGCTCAGTATTACCTGAATCAATTATTCTTGCTTCAAGAGGCCAAGCAACCTCTGGTAAGTCAAGGATTCTTGTAACCCTTTCACCTGACAGTTCGATAGGCGGGCTGACTTGTGGCAAGTTGTTTGTTGTCAAATTACTGAGTGCATCAGTAGCTGAAAAGCTAACCACAGACCTATTTCCAGGCTCATAGGAAATGTCAAGGTCGTCAACAAATCCATAAATAACTGGATAGCTGTTGCAACTTATTCTTATTTCTTTACCAGGAAGTAGCTGACCGAAGTAAGTGCCATTAGGATTTAGCGGATCAAACAGTCGGTCATAGTTATCTACTGAAATGGAAAGTTGACCAGCATCAATCCTGTCTAGGGCTTGAGATTTACCCCTTGAGCTAGATGCTGATACAAGTCTGTCAGTAATGTCGTAAAGCCTGCTACCGCTCAGCGTGTATTCGGTGTTATTTAGCCTTCCCCTGATGGGGTCATTGAGCCTAAAAGCTTTTATGTCCCTGTCGCCTAAATCTGCACCTAGTTCAACCTTGACTACTGGTGCTGGCATTATGAAGCACTCTGCCACACAGCACCAGAGGTGCGCTCGTAAGCCTTGATAGCGTCAACAATCGCTTTACCGATGTCCGGGCCTCTGCCAACTCCACCATTGACCGAAATGTTGTAGTTGGTAACAGTTGCAGCATTATTGAAAGCAGAGCGCGTTCCTACTCCTGCTATCTGAGAAGCAATGCTACCAAACTCGCCATAAGCCTGATTTAGCTGACCGATAGAGCTAGGGCCACTGGCAACCAAAGAAGCTGCTAAAGCACCACCCGCCATTGGCCCAGCAGCAATAACCTGTTGTAGAAGATCGTTAGTCAAACCCTGCTGAGAAAGGGTTGTAATGTTTTTTGCAAAGGCTCTCGTTTTTTCAATTAGCTTCTTGATGTTTTTGGTAATTGAATTGACAGAAGTACCCAGGTCAGGCAAGTTAAACGCTGACATTATTGATTCTTTTATGCCACCAAAGATTGACTTGACCGAATCAGCAAAAGACTTAATGGCAGCTTTTCTTTTTTGTAGTCTTTCTTGTTGTCTGCGAGCTGCTTCTTCTGCTGCTCTTGCAGCGGCTTGGGCTGCCGCATCTGCGGCCTGTTGGCCTGTTGACCCCGAACCAACACTTGCATTAAGGCTATCAACAGCGGTCTTGGCTTCTTTTGCCCTACCTGTCAAAAACCCTAGGTAGGCAGCAAGTTCTCTATTCCTTACTGATGCTTCAGCAGCTACATCTGGGTTTTTTTGTAAACTGTTGTTTAGGTTATCCACAGCGGTTGCTGCAATTCCATACTTATCTGCCACATATTGACTGGCTTCGGCTGACGCATAAAGGCTTGTGTTGAAGCTGGTGACAGATGCACTTGTAGTGTCTAACTGGTACTTAAAGTTTTTGCTTGTTTCGTTTACAAAGACAAACGCTGCTGCAAGCAAAGTGAGGCCAGCGATTATTGGATGAGCATTGATAAAAGTTAGAGCCGCGCCTAATAGATAAACCGCTGCTGTCAATCCACCCACAAGTAAAATCAAGGGTTCAAAAATTGTATAAAAGTCCACAAAGCTCGATACAGTAGCGCCTATTGCAGTAATCAAGAAATCAAAAGAACCGCCAACTAGCGTTGTTTTATCGCTAAGGTCACTGATAAAACTAACCATTGCCTCAAGAATTGGTAGAGAGCCTTCAACGGCTTTCGAAATCAAAGGGCCTAAGTATTCAATAAGAGGCCCAAGAGATTCTGTCAAAGTAACCATTACTGGCAATAACTGATTACCAATGCTGGCTTGCATGTTTTCAAACTGAGCTTGAACCCTTTTTTGCTCGACAAACAGGTTTCCAGACTGACCTCTAAAAGCGCCAGTTGCGTCAGCAGCTCTCTGGTAAAGAAGCTCCATCCTGATAACCTGCTCGGCGTGTCGCCTGGTAGCACCAGTTAGGTTATCCTGCCCTCTAGCAGCAAGCTCGGCATTGATTTCGCTCTGCTTCATAGCGACACCGAACTTCTCAATCGGGTCGTACTCACCTCGGAACAAAGCCGTCATACCAAGCAAGGCTTCTTGGACATCGTAGCCATAGGTTGCAGCTAAGTCCACA